GGTATGTCCAGCGTCGATCCCTGCGTAAATGTCCAGTCTGTATCGAGTTGATCGTGGATCGCGAAGACATTGAAAAAGTCGTGCAGGTCGTGGCTTCGCAGAGTGGCATTCGGATTGTCGCTCAGACCGTGCAGGAATGAATATGTTGACATTCCGGTGCGCACGCCAAACTCCGTGATGTGGTCGCACTCTGCGGCCAGCTGCGCAAGGCGGAGCATGTGCTCGTTGATGTCTCCGACAATTCCCCGGCTCCGGTGAAAGATATTAGAGATCGGCCACATCTTTGAAAACACTCGCGCTCCAAAGTCGTAGGCATGCTGGGAGTTTTGAATCTTAACAATGTCGTCTTCTTCGCGGCTTCCGTTGATCGGATGGTCGTGTTGCCACTGCAAGCCCTTGACTGAATAGATCGGCGCTTCGAGCATCGCCCGATTTGTGAAGTCGTTGTCGCAAAAAACTCCGTGATATTTCGGACAAAAAACATATTCGCGGGATTCGTAGAGTGCCCGAGAGATCACTGGATGGCACATGAGACCATCTTGCCGGACGGTGTCTGGAACATAGCAAGACCATTTCTTGGTAGGGTCTGGCAGCTTGCGAAGCTTAGTGTCCCATCCCTGCGGTGGCGTGAGGTCGTCGGCAATCACAACCAAGATATGTCCGGTCGAAAACTCCGCACAGATATTCCAGTTTGCCACGCTTGACGATGCCCACGCTGGCGGTGGCGTTGTGCACCACCAGTAGACTTCCGCATCGGTGAATGCTTTGATGCTTTCCATATCGTCGCTCTGCACTCCGAAAATATGCTCGACTTGGGTGGCGTCGTCGGCTCGGTCAAGCCAAATCTTGCGTGTTGCGAGTGCGCGCTCTGGCGTGCCACGGGTGGCGTGAAGTAGTGAGATCATTTTTTTTGTGTGTTGTTTATTTCGTTGAAGAGTTTTTCCGCATGCTCTCTCTCCACAGGGTCTGCCACCCTGCGTTGTGTAGCGTCGAGCGTGCGATTTTCAAAAGCCGGATGGTGATGAACGAAAGCAATGTCACGAGCATTGACAATCGCTCCAGCCTTCGCGGCACGAACGGTGAAGTCCGCATCACTGAATTGGTTTCTGAATCTTGGGTCGAAGAGTCCGTTTTGCTCATAGTATTTACGCGTAATGATTGCCATCGTGATTAGTTCGTCTGTTCGATACCCATCGCTTGTGCGTAAAACATGCGCTGCTCCTGTATCCAGGCGGCTATCCACCATATCGTCCCAGCCAGGTGGCGGTTCGATATCGTCAGAAGATTGAATCATTATTTCTCCTGTGCTCTCTTGCGCGGCGAGATTCCAAGCTCCAACCGAATACCCGTCCTCCGTCTGCACGACTCCACCGAATCGGTTGAGAGTTGCCGCTGTTTCGTCGTCGTGATCGACGGCAAAGATGTGCTCGACTCGCTCCGGGTTGTTTGCGCGTTGGAGCCACATGGTCATGTTCTGGATCGCTGCTATCGGTCTCCCGCGAGTGGCGTGGAGCAGGGAGATTCGTGTGCCTTGTGCTTTGCTCAGGATCGCTTGATCGACCGCGAACGCACCTTTTGCATCTCCAAGCTCACGCAAGCACCATCCGCGCAGTCTGCGGGCCTTCCAGCCATACCACTCCTTCTTGTGCGTCCACTGCGGGAAGGACGGCACAGGTATTTTTTCCATTGCTTCGATGACTTCGAGAGCCGCTTCTGACTCTCCTAAGTCCAATAGGATCGACGCTTCGACGGCATAGGCTTCACGTCGGTTGAGGTCGAGCGCCTTTGCCCTGCGAGCGAGCTTGAGAGCAGGATCGCCGTGGCTCAGGTTGCTCAAGTTAAGTAAAACCTCGTAGCGGTGGACTGCGTCGAGATCACGCATCGCGAGAGATTCGGCGCCAAATCTCAAGGCGCTCTCGACGTCTCCGACAATCATCCTTTCGTAGTGTAGGTAAAATTTAAAATGTGACGACATCTTGTCGTGAAACGCGAGGATGCGCAGGTTGCGGTCGTTGCTCGGTCTGCGCCCAAGAGCAGGCCGGTGCTCGATCTCAAGGTCTCGACGAAGAAGAATCTTGCGTGGTAGCGGTTCGCCATTTTCGCCGCTTGGTGGGTGTGCGTTCTCATGCACAGGCCGCCACCACCAGGCTGAATCTTTGCGAAAGAACCGCTCGCGTGGTGCGCGTTTACCCTGCTCGGTGATCACATAGTCGGTGAGAACCCAATGAACTTCGGGACTGACTTCACGCAGCATCTTCAAGTGCGGCTCGACCATGTGGTCGGCAAGAACATCGTCGCAGTCAGCCCACATTACCCAGTCGCCATTCTCGATCAGCGAATATGCAATTTCAAAAGCGTGATTTCTTGCCGCTGCAAAATCATCCACATGCGGCCACGATGCGCACAGAGGCGAGTTAAAATACTCGCTGACCCTGCACCCAAGCCCTTCTGCGATGTCCAAGGTTGCGTCCGGCTTTAGGCTGCCGGTGGCTCGCACAACGACGATCTCGTTGCAGATTTTTTGTAACGATGTCACGCATCGCTCGATCCTCTCCTCTTCGTTGCCGCAAATCAGAGCGGCTACCAAACGCGGTTTTATGCTCATCTGCGTCGAGGATTATCAGCCGTCAAGATTATTTGCGAAAACAAAAAAGCCGGGGATTACTCCCCGGCTATTTGCTATGAAACCAAGCACCGAAACTTAGAGTCCGGTCGTGATGCGGATCACGCTGGAACCGTCGATAACTTTCTCGGAGACGTGCTGGCGAACGCGCAGGACATTGCTGCGGCGAGCTTCGTCGCGATAGGTCTCTGCAACGAATGGCACTGGTGAATCTGCACCCCAGAGGATCGAGCGTCCGAATCCGCCAGCGGCGAACTCTCCACCGACTACATGAGCGAGGGCGATGTAGGTGTCAGCCCAGATGAACGATCCGGAGTAGGACTTGCCTTTTGCGGCAGAGTTTTTCGGAGCACGACCGACGAGGACTTGATCCACGCCGACTGCTTGAGCGACTTCCTGCTCGGAGAGCAAGCGTGTGCTGTTGGTGGCCACAACGCCGAACATTTGGTTTTGAACTTTTGTTGAACGACGAACGCGCTCGAACAGAGTGGCAGAGAGGATCAGAGTGTTTGGGAGCACACCAACCTTGGCGAGTTCCAGTTTGCCAGCGGCTACGTCGGCAGGGAGATCGAAGCTGGTGATGTTGGCTTCGGTGTAGGCGGCAGTGGCTCCAGCACCAGAGATGGCAGTGAGACCGTTAGCAGCAAATGCGGCGGCGGCAACGCGAGTCTCATGACCAATTTGGATTTGGCTCAAGAGCATGTCGGCGATGGCGACTTCGACATCGAGGAAGCGAGCGAGATCACGCTGAGTTTGGTCGGGGAGAATCTCTTCGAGACCGAACTCCGTGGTGGTGAATGTGTCGCTCACGAACTTGCGGGACACGCGGGGATATGCGGAGCCGGGAGCGATCTTGGTCGCGTCGTCGTTGAGTGCCTCGGACTGCCCAAGATTGATTTTGAGATACTCGCCGGAGCGAACATCAGCAACGTAGATCGGCATGACTTGCGCGCCGATGAAGAGGTTGGCTTTGTTGCTGCGGCCTTCGTAAACGGCCTGGGCGATGTCGCCGCGAATTGTGGTAGAGGATAGCATTGTGGTAGGATTTTAAGGGTTACTTTTGAACGATGTATTCGACGACTTCACCTGTGGCTCCGTTTTCAACGGCGATGCCGAGTGTGAGGCCGGAGGTAACGAGAGTGCCGACGATCACGCCTGCGGTTGTGGCAAATACGTTTGCGCCTGCGGTAACTGGGCCGGGCGAGACGATGCCGAATTGAGTTGGAGCGAAGAGCTTCACGGTGCCTGCTTCGCCTGCGGCTGTGTCATCCTGCACAACGCCGATGGCGAGTGAGGCTGTGACGAGTGCAGCGGCTGCATTGTCGCCGGTGACGGCTACGAGGGTGTTAGCAGAAATCGCCGAGGCGAATGTGAAGCTGCGGAATGTATTGTCGATTTGAGTGGCCATATTAGTGGGTGATTAGAAATTGAGTTGGTTGGAGTCGCGGAGAGCGATGTATTCGGCTGCGTGATTGGTCATCGCGAATTTGATGGCGGCGGTGCGGCTACCGAGTTCGCGAGTTTTGTTGTCGATGATTGCTTTGATCGAGAGCTTCTCGGCTTCGTTTGCGACCGTGCTGGCCTTGAGCGGAGCGGCTCCGAAGTTGGAGATGATTGTGTCGAGCTTTGCGGAGAGCTTGGACATTTCAGAATCCTTCTCGTCGTTCATGGGAGCGTCTTCCATTTTCTCTTCGTTCATGGGAGCCTCTTCCATTTTGTTCTTGTAATCGCCAAAGGCAGTTTCAAGTGCTGAGAGGCGTTCGATGATGTCAGCGATGGACACAGTGTCCTCGGCTCCGTCTTCCATTTTGTTTTTGTCGTCGATCATTTCTTTGGCGGAGGTGTCAACCGACTTGGCCGTAAAACTGAAAAGTCCGGTGGGATTTGCCGCTGGTGTTTGCACGAGATCTGCGCTGTAGAGTTCTGTGCAGCTAGCGAAGGATCGGCCATCCCGCTCACGCACTGGGCCGCTGAATGCGATAGAAATTCCGAATGTGTCGGGCATGCGCGTGGCGATCTCGAGCACGTAGGCGCGCTTCTCTGCGGTCTCAAGAAGGTTTAGATCGGCAACGAGTTTTTCACCTATGATGCGAAAATTGTCGCAGAATCCAACGATGTCCTTGATCCCTGCGCCGTGGTCGAGGTTCACCTTTAAGCCACCGGCGTAAGACTCCGCACATGCTTTCACTTCCTGCAAGGTTATATCGTCCACGAAAAGCCCGTGGCCCTTTGCTTCTCCGACTGAGATGATTGATACGCCTTCGATAATGTCCATGCCTTGGTCGGCATGTCAACGGGGCGTGGGCGATCAGGCTTCGCGTGCGGCTCTGTTGCGGCGGAATTGCCTGAGAGCCTCTGTTGCCAAAGCCTGAATTATATTTTGATCCTGCTCGATGCAGCCGACAAGTCGGAATGATGTCGAGACCTGTGGCTTGAGGCGAGATGCGGAAAGGTTGCTGGTGCATCCTATCAAGTCGGTGGTAGCACCGAGATGATATGTCGGCTTCGTAGCTGTTGCTCTCAGCCTGGTGCTGCCGGTCTCGACCCGTGCCGAGATCGCAATCTCGACTGATGCGGTTGTGAAGTTTCCGACGACTCCGTTTGTTTTTACAACGACTGCCGGGCGGTCGTATCTGCGAAAGTGCGTGTATGTGCCGCCCACTTCCGGCACGATAATAGGCGGCGGCGTAGGCGGTATCTCTCCTGTCTGCAAGAGTCCCTGTGAGCCGATAGACAGCGGTGTAGGACTCGGCAACAAGCCCTGCGTTGCGATGAGCAGGGAGGTCAAGATCATTTTAAGTGCGAGTTACGGTTGTGGTGGTCGTGCCGTCTCCAGTGATGCTCTGGCTGATCGCTCCTGCCGAGCGGCTGGACGGCGTGACCGTGAGTGCGCTGCCGCTTTTCAGCCCGTGGATCGCGTGGATCTCTTGCAATTCAGGCACAGCAAATGCGGTCAGCACGCTTGCATCGAAAGCGGATGCAGTGATAACGGCAGTTTGAAATTGATGAACATTGACTGCTGCGTGATTTTGCGCATTAATTTGCAATTCGTTGTTTGCGTTGGTCGCACGCACAACCCTTCCTCCGTATGTTCCGGATGCCGTGTGATCGCTAGTGGCTTCATCCCACACGGCATCTGCGATGCCTGCGGTGGTGGCGGTGCTTCGGCTTGAGATTGTGGCATCGATATTTGTTTTTAGAAGAGTGCCGATCGTGCTGCTTGTTGTGATGGCGGTGAGTAAATGATCCCACACGCTTGCAGGCGTGAGCGCAGCGGTGCCTGTAGTCGCATCCACGGGGACTCCGAGTGCAACACTACCCGTAGGAGGAACGGCGAGAGTGCCAGTCAATTCGCTAGATGATCCGTAAACCGTTCCGCTTCGCACATCAGATTCTGATGGCACCCCCGGCAATGCGTCGGCGGTGTAAAAGGTGGCCGTGGTTGAGATGCCATCGACGGCAAAAATAAATTCATTTTGCGATGGCGCTGAGCCGAGGATGACCTTTTGCGCGTAGATTGGCAAAACGCCTTGCGCAGATGATTGAAAATTTCCACGCAGAACATTGGTTGCCGCCGAGCTTGCTGATGCAAATGCCGGTGTAGCGTTTGATGCTATAAGGTTTCCAACAACGGTAAATGTCCCAGTAGAATTATTTTGGAGTGGTGCAGCCGTCCCGGTTCCTGAAGTTGTCGTTCCTGTTAAATTTATTACCCCGGTTGAAGCGTTTACAATTACGGAAGCCGCGCCAGTTCCAGCACCCGTAACATCTCCCGTGATGTTTATAATTCCGGTGCTGTTGTTTGTAATGCAATTTCTGTTAGTAAGAATTTGAGAGCTTCCTATAACATTTCCTGTTATTGTTAGTGTTCCAGTTCCTAAATTTGCGACTGCAAATGTGTTGGTTGTTGTTCCACCAGAAGTCACAACCCCAACAATGGATGCGGAATTGGTTCCTGTTAATTCAACGCAATTCCCAGCGGTTGCGCTTTTGTTTGTAACATTTGACGTGAGTGTGACATCGTTTGCAAAAACGAATTTCCCCGTTCCCGCATTTGAAACTTCATCGCAAGTCGTATTGACATTGATGGTAACGGTGTGCCCTGTCGCTGCGCGGGCTTCGTCGCCTGTGGTTGGCACAACGCCGCCTGTCCAAGTCGCGCCCGCATTAAAATTGCCGCTGGCTGCGGAGGTGATGAGGGCCATGGCTTAAAGTCCTTTCGCGGTGATGTAGGCTTGGAGGGCGGCTTGGATCGCGGCGACGGCTTGCTGGGTGGCCTGATCGCTTCCGGCGAGCGTGCCGAGCGAGATGCCGATGGCTGCGGAGTCGGCGGTTTCGACTGCCCCGTCTGCGATGCGCGTGGGGATGAGGCGCATGGCGACTTGGGCGTCGGTGGCCCCGTCAGCGTGGTATTTGCCGGTGATGGCGAGGTTGAGCGAGTAGCGGTCGTAGGTTTTGCCGTCGATGATGATGGGATTTGTAGGTTTCATATTTATGCGAATAAAATCAAAGCAGAATTTTCGTTAGGTTGCGGAAAGCGAATCTCGAAAGCCCCGTCGAAAACAGGTCTGTCGTTGCCGAAGTTCAAAGTGCAGAGCACCGAGTTGTTTTTACTTGCGTTGTAAACAATCGCGCCGTGCGCCGTAAATGTTGCTCGATCAATCTTTGTATCGTTAAACGTGATTGCCGCGTTCTTACCGACCATCTCGGCCTTGAACCCGGTGAGCGTGATGCCGCCGCGAGTGTAGCCTTGGCCGCTCACTTCGCCTTCGTCGGTGTAGTGCGAGGTGGACGGCCCGATGTTTGCGCGCTTTGTGTAAAGCGCGATTTTGTATGTGTCTGTCGGTTGGTGCATGCCAATCAAAAATTGGCGCTTTGCTTCGAGTGCGATGCCTTGTGCAATCATATATTTTTCCCTCTGAATTGAGTGTTGCAGACTGCGAGCCGTTGGTCAAAGTCAGGATATTCGGACTCCATCGTGGCATTAACCATGCACCGGTCGATAAAGTCTTCCTCCTGCTCGCGTGGCCCCGGCTCTGGCATGACCATCGCCGTCTCGTGCTGCACGGCTTGAAAGTGCCCGTAAACATCGTTGACCACTACAGCAAATTCTTTGACTTCTGGACGGGTCGCCAACCTGATGCCTTTCATCTTGTCCGCTGCCCAGACCTGCCCAGCGTCTCCGCCCCACAACGCCCATGCAATGCGGCCGGCGGAGGGAAAGCCGTCTTCGCCTTGTTGAAAACCCTCACCCTTTTTATCAACTTCGTGGCGTGAAAAAAACGAGTGCATTCTTTTAACGGTATCTTCGCTTAGGTTCTTGCCGTTCGAGATGTCGCGAGCGCGAGCAACACCGATCGATGTCCCTCCGCGCTTGAACTTCTCGCGCCACTCCAACCCCTTTTCGGCCTCTGCGATCATGCCAGCCGTAGGTTTGAAACCGTCCTCAAATGCTGCTGCTTGTGTTAGTGCAGGTGCGACCTGTTCCTTGCTGGGCTGTGCGTCGATGATCTCTTGTGCTGCCACTTCGTCCATTCCGAACACAGTCTTGAGGATGATAGCAACTTGCTCTGGCGAGAGTTCGCCTCGTCCCATGCTTGCGAGGATCGCTGCCAGCGCATCCGTGCCGCCGATACCGATAGACTCGATGAGCGGAGCCTCGATCTTCTTGCCTTCTTCCACAACATTGTCTCTGAGCAATCCTGATGCGGAGTCGGAGATTCTGCCTGGCTCAATCTGTAGCTCGATGCCGAGGTCGCGAATCATCGCGGCTTCCTTGGCCCTCGATCTCAATGCCTCTTCGTAGTCTTCGCCGCCTTCGGAGTAGATTTGCGCGGCGGTCTTCAGTCCTGCCTTCCACAAGTCGATGTCGGCGCGAGCTTCGCGCCCGTAGTCGATGCTTGCTTTGCGCGGCCATCCCCAGCGACCATCCAGTAAATACTCATTATCAGGGATCATCCCACGACTTGCGGCGTCGAGCAGCACGATGTTCTTGATGCGGTCAAGGAACTGAGTCTCGAGCAACCTACGCCAGCGTGCAAATGTGCGATCTGCCATCTCAGCTTCCATCCGTGCCATCGGGCCGGACTTGTCAGCGTCGAAGCTAAACCCGTAAGGCAACCCGACCGACATGCAGATGTGCGACTGCACGAGACGCACGAACTCTCCGAACGCTCCGGTCGGGCGGGTGTTCTCAAACATCTCCATCTTCTCTCCTGGGGAGAGATAG